GGCGCGGGAAGTCTCCACGAACGCATCCCACGACCCTTGGTAGCGCGCCACATTCCAAAGTTTTCCGAGATCGTCGTCAGTCATTTTTTATCTCCACTTCAACGCCTACCAACTGAGCAATCAAATCTTCGGCTTGCTTGACGGTGCCCGTAATGCCGTGTGCGTCCGACGCGCGCCAATACTTGAAGCCATACTCAAGCGCTTTCACTTGAATGTCGTCGCACGTCATAGCCAATACGCGGGATTCGAGGGCGGCTTGCCAAATCTCGTACTCAATATCGAAGTGAGTCGAATGCGCGAGTTTTGCCGCTATCGCCCTGCGCGCAGCTTCGAACTTTTCACGTTCATTCATTTGCTCGCTCCCTTGTCCAGTTGATCTGCTGCGAGCTTGAGAACGACCGAGCGTTCGGTTTGATTAAAGCTACTCGGATAGCGTTCGAGCTTGCGCAATTCCTTAGCAATCTTCGAGGACCGCTCTGAATCAATCCTGTCTTGCTCTGCGGACTGGGCGAGAGGGGCAGTGTCGATCATCTTCACGACACGATTGATCGCGCGTTCTGGTGTGATGCTCTTGTCCAGAAGTGTTTCGCGAACCGCATATAGCGCAGTCCCTTGCTCAGGAGGATTGCCATACCAAGCCGCGAAAGCCCGCGTATCGCCGTCCACGTCGCGTTGATAGACCACCCTCGCCACCGCCTCTTGCTTGTCGCTCGGATTGACGGGAGGGGTGGCGATAGTTACGCCGAGATTGCCTTGCATATCTGTTGCGCCTGCTCCAACGACCGGAAACATGCTTGCCACCGGTTCATCTGAGAGAGGGGCGGGGGTGGCGAGAGCGTCGGTTGCGAACACGCTCGCGATGCCGCGCACGCCAGTCAGGAAAAGCTCCAACTCGCGCGGCTCGAAACTGGCCTCGACATTCAGGCCGGGGATATTGAAGTGCTCAAGAATCTCTGCGTCAGTCATCTCAGTCTTCCAAAGTTAATCGCTAAAGGGCGGGGAGGTTAGGCGAACAGGTCCGCGATGGCCTTGCGTGCTCGCCGCGTCTCGCGCGCCGTCTCTGCGTGATGCTCGGCGTCGTACGCGAGATGGCAACGCTGGCAAAGCGCCTTCAGGTTCGACGGGTCACAGTTCTCAGGCACGTGGTCGAGGTGCGCAATCGTCAGCACGATGCGCGTCCATCGATTGCCGAGATACTCCGACGCTTTCCGCCGACCAAGCAGCCGGCCAGTTTCCGCGTCGTATACCTCGCCGTCGCCTTCGTACCGCTGAAACGTGCCGGCGCAGCTATCGATGCCGCGCACGATCATGTCGCCGTTCGCAACGCGGCATTGCTCGCAGCAGTTGCCAGCGCGCTCGAGAATCGATGCGCGAATCTCCTTCCAGTTGGCCGGATAGCGGGCGCGATTCTCAGCCTTGATCGGCATCGCCGCCTCCTGATACCTGCGCGTTGAATTCCTCGATGAGCTTGTCGATCGGGTTATTGAACAGCGCACCGCGCGTCACCTGAAGCTCTCTGATGTAATGGCCGGGACCGTTCAGCGCGACGAGCACCTCACGCAGAGCATTGGCATCGACGGTTACGGTTTGCTTTTGTTCGCTCATTTCTCACCTCGTGCAATAACAGCATTCCCGACAATGACGCTGACTCTCTGCCCGGTTATGTGGGAGAGCACTTCCACGAAGGCCACGCACGCGGCGTGGATGAGGGCGTCAGTGGCTTTCTTCGCGCGGCCGAGTTTGTCGAGTGCTTCGAGCAGCGCGAGGTAGGGGCGAAGGTGGCGGATCACAGGATCTTTCCTGAGCGACCGTTGAATCGGCGTTTCAGGTCTTTCAGCGCATCCGATCGCGAGCCGTACCACTTGGCTTCGAGCTTCAACCGTCCGTCCTTGTAAGAGCGGATAACCCAGTCGTCACCATTAGGATGGCCCGGCGCAATGTCGCGCTCGATTCGCCACTTGCGATCTTTCATCGCGCTCATGCTGTCCTCTTTAATCGTTATCCGGCGCAGGGCCGGGGGTGTCGGTAGGCATTTGGTTAGCGCTAAAGCAATGCCGCATTGGTGACTATAGTACTAATACGGCATCGTTTCCGCAAGCGATAAATCGCTATTTGCGCGTCACCATACAGAGCGATCGGAAGAGGTCTTGCTCTGCGCTGTAGCCGGTGAGATTTCTGCGCATCCACACTGGCGGCTCGAGAACCGTTGTCGCTTTGTCGACGGCGTTCCGTAACTCGTCGCCTTCGAGAAGTTGAAATGTCACCGCGCCGCGCTGGTTGTTGCGCCACACCTGGCCCTTGCTGACCATCAGATGCAACGTTTCGCGCACACACGAACGAGGGCGGCCGGGAAGCATGTCGAGCACGGCGTCTTGGCTATATGCAACGCCCGGCTTCATCACTTGGGCGAGCTCGTGCGGCGATACGGTTTCCGGCTGGCGGTTGGCGCTGATTGTTGTTCTCATGCTGCGTCTGCTTCCATTTTTCCGTCGCGCACGAACTGCCATTCGGCGTATGCGCGATCCCACGTTGCGAACTTTTCTTCTCTGCTTGCCTTGCCGGCGTCTAGCCATTGATGGCACCAGTGGCAGCCGGGCACGGTCTTTTCGTGCAGTGCCTTCTTTCCCATACCCTTGCCGTCTCGCGCTTGATTGCTGTGGCAGGGCATAACGATGTCTGGCGACGCGTCGCCGCCGCATATGACGCCGAGAAAGCATCGTTCGCCGCGGCAAGCGGCCAGATACTTCGATCCCTGCTCGACGGTCGGCTTCTTGATGCGCGACTTCATCGCCGTGCGCTTGAGCGTCGTCTGCCGATCTGCCAGAGCAAACGGCTTCGGCTCAGGGCGCTTGAAGCCAGTGCGGCGGAGTGGGGCGGAGCGTTTCATTGCGCGCTCCAGACAAGTTGCGCAAACGGATTGCCGGCCATCGACTTCGCGGCGCGCCTAGCCTTCTCGATGGCCTTGTTCTTCGCGTAGTAGCGTGCGTGGCGCATCTTCGCGCATGTCCTTTTCGAAGGCTTAGACCGGTCCTTGCCTTCGCCCGCCTTCCAGAGCGCCATCACGCGGCCCGGCTCGTTGATCTTGTGCTGCCAGCCAGCAATATGAATCAAGCCGTCTGCATGCATTGCGCGCATTGCCTTGCGCGCTGTGTCTTGGTGAATCCCCATCGTGTCGGCGACTTCAATGCTCGTCATGCCCTTGTCGATGAGCGCAAGCATCGCTCGGCGGGTGTCGTATCGCTTAGAATCAAAACCTAAGGTGCGTCGTGGTGTAGTCATTGCTGTAGATCCTCGTAGCCTCTTGGCGGCGCATCCTTGAGCGCGACCCCTTTTTCTGTTGTCCATGCGAGCAGGAATTCGATGAACTCCGACGCATGCCTTTTGCTGAACTTGCGCGTCTGCACGCCGAGCTGCACGAAGCCAGTGCCGTCGAGATTCGGGATGATCGAGCCGACGCCTTGAACTGGATCGCCTTCGGCCGCCTTGACTCGAGCGAAGGAGTCGACCAGCAGACGTTTCCACGTCTCGCGGTCACGCATCGCGCCCATGAACGGGACTTGCTTGGCGACCGCCGAGAAGATGCTGTGATACATGGCCTCCTGATCGCGCGTTTTGGTCGGCGGTTTGATCTCGACGATGAAACCGTCAGGCGCTTGTATGCAGGCTCGACTTGCCATCTGGCGCGCCGTCGAGTGCACGAGCCGGTAAAGTTGCTTGTCGCTCATGCCGCGCTGTCTTCGATGGTGTAATGGCGCGGATCTTTGTCGGCATGACGATCAAGGATCGCGCCGGCCGCGGCATTTAAGGCCGGATAGAAAGGTGCGGAGACGGGCGCGCGATCGTCAGTCACCTTGCTCTGGAGCATCGCGTCGCGGAGCACTACGAGCGACGTGATGGCCTTCGTGATGTGCGACATGCCCGAATCAGGGTCGATGTCTTCACCTTCCCACCAAGAGAACAAATGTCGAAGCGTCGCGTCGTAGTAGACCGATGCACGCACGCCCACGGCGCGATAGTTATGTCGGCCGTACTTGGCGGCACCTTCGAGCATGGCGACGCCAATCTCGGCCATGACCGCCGCAGATACGGTAGACATCGGCGCCTTGCGGATGCCAACGGCGTCTTTCGGGTTCGTCGATTTGCTGGTCATGCCTTCCTCGTCGTGAAGCCGTTAAACACGCGACGCAGCACATACGAGCGCGCGATTGAAATGCCGGTGTAGATGATCCCCATCAGGAAATTGTTCGCCAGGCTGATGTGCATGCCGAACAACGGGAATATCAGCAGGTTGGCGGCGTAGTTGATGCCGAAGCCTATGGCCGTGTTCATCAGGGCTTCCGCGATCGATCCTTTTCGCGACTGGCTCATGCCGGTTCCTTTCCTGTTGTTGACACCACCATCACGCGGCACTCGCCGCCCTTGACGATCTCGCCGCGCGTCACCAGCAGCTCGTCGATCTGCTCGTCATCGTCGAATACGCCGGCGTGCTCTAGCGCGTCGCACAGCGCCTTCATGCGATTGTCGAGGTCAGAGCCGCGACGGTCGCGCATGCAGATCCGTACCGCCATGAACAGGCGAGCAGAGCCGAATTTGATCGCGTTGTGCTCGGCGACGATCTCTGCGACACGTTGGCGGAAGTCCTTGCCTTCCTTGGTGATGTACATGCCTTTTGGCGACTTGCGCCAGTAGATGTTCACGGAAGGCGGAAGCGGAAGCGTCAGGAACTGGCTGACGCCGTATAACTCGTTTTGGCCTGTCATTTTGTGTTTTTGTCGCTGCGTACGTAGTTCCAGATCTCGCGCTTGGCTCGCTCCGCGGCATCGTCTCCGCACCTGCCACGCACGTTCTCGACTAGCGCCTTAGCGTTGGCGTATTCGCCTCGGCGACCGTCTCGCACGGCTCGCATGAACCGTGCGAAACATTCCTCGCGTGTCACTTGGCGACGTTCAGGAACGGAACCGGTGCGCCTGCGCCGAGATAGGTCGGAAGCTGGCCGTTCCATTTGTTGATGGCTTGCAGTTGCAGATATTCCTGACCGCCGTTCGTCTTGACTGCCTGCGCCTGAATAGCGATCGACTCCGCTTCGCCTCGCGCCTTCGCGACTTGCTGATCAGCTTCAAACTTCACGCGGGCGAGTTCGCGTTCTGCTTGCTCGGCGCGCTGGCTGGCCGTCACCTTCGCTTCGATCGCTGCATCGAACGCAGCGCTAAACTTGAAGTTCGTGATGTTGATGTCTTGGATGATCAGGCCGTACCCTTGCAACTTCGTGCGGAGGGCAGTGAGGATCGCGTCGGATACTTGCTGGCGTTTCGTCACCAGTTCCTCGGCGGTATATCTGGCAGCGACGGATTTGAAGACTTCGAACATTGCAGGCGCAACATACGAATCTTCGTAGTCGAGTGCAGGCGACATCGTATAAAGCGCATGCACCTTCGCCGGATCAACCTTGTAGTTCATCGTCAGATCGGTATGAACCGATTGCAGATCCTTCGATGCCGCTTGCGCTGATTGGATCTTGGCGACGTCGAGGCCGGTGAATACCTCATGCACGCGAGATGCGGGGTTCACGAGATGCGGGCCTTCGCCTAGCGTTTCAGTCTCGACGTGGCCGAACGTGGTCACGATGGCGATGTGCGACGGCGCGACTTGCGTGAAGCAGGCGAACAGGATGCCGACGACGAGCGTTGCGGCACCCGCCGCTGCGCCGACGATCCAGTTGAGGAAGTATGTCGCGGCTCCGGCAAGGATTAACGACACGAGGATGATGATGACGATCTGGCCCATGATTTCCTTTGTTAGTGCGCTTGACGCGCGAAAGTTGTTGCTCGGTTCAGCACCAGCACACACATGAGAGAGGCACGACGCGACGAAGGAACCACGCCCCGCCATCGACGCGGCTGTACTCGGTGTAACTGGCTAAGTGCGGCAGGATGACGGTGTGCATGGTGATGGTCGGTTACTTGATGTCTACGCGCTCGCCGCGAACCAGCGAACATCCGGGCACTTCGAATCCATCTTTCAGCGCGGCCGCGATCAACTTTTTATCGGGCATCGGCTTCGGCGGCTCCGGTTCTGTCTTGTAGGCATCCGGGATAAGAGATTCGTCGTCGATCTTCACGCTCGGCGGATTGAGCGCGAGCTTGATCCGGAAGTAGGGCGTATCGATCTTCGACACGTTCGCCAGCTTCAGTCCGTCGAGCAGGTACTTACGGATCCGCTCTGCGCGGTTTTCCATCGCCTTCGCGCGCTCTGTCATCTGCTTTGCGTGCGCCTTGATCTGCTCGGCGGTCGACTCCAGATTTCGCGCAACGAACGCGGTATTCATGGCCTTGGTTTCGAGTTCGCCGCCGATCGCTTCCAGCGTGTCAAGCAACGTCTGCTCATCCAGATCCAGGTCTTCCAGCTTCGCCACATCAGCGCGGTATTCGGCCGCGATCTCGAACAAGTTCATCGCTCTTTCCTTTTGGTTGTAGGCTGCTGTTTGAGGATCGTTTCAACCAATCATACCGCGAAACGATCCCAATAGGGCATCGTTTAAGCACAAATTTTTTGCAGGATCGAACGTGTGCGGCGAAGCTCCTGAGCATCGCGCATCTCGACGATCAAGCGCAGCATGTCGCGGCGCATCGTCGCTTCGAGGATGGCGATTTCGGCGTCTTTCAACTGCTGGCGAACGTCGCTTGTCGGGTGGTCGATCATGGGAAGGTGTTGGAATGCTTGCTGCCGAGCTGCTGCGCTGTCGATGTCGGCGAATAATGCGGTCTTGTTCATGCTTGCTCTCCGGTCTTGCCGCTCAGGAAATCGTCCTTCGTCAGCATGTCGAGCGGGCTGTCGCCGCCGTTGTAGTAGATGCAGTTGTAGGTCGTTATCGTGTTGCCATCGACGTCCAGACCGCGGCGAATCGCTTCCTCGACAAACTCGGTTTCATCGAAATTCTGGTTGCCGAGCGTCAGGCCGTAGAAGTCTTCGCGGATACGCATAGACTTGTTCGCGTTGTAGTCGAGATAGAGCAGGGCACCGTCATAGGTCACGGAAAGGTTGCTCTTCTCGCTCCACAGGTTCTCGTTGACCTCCTCGCGCTCATCCGACGTGAGCGGCTTCAGCAGGGCGGCGATGAAGCCGTATTGGCGTACAGTGCTGCTCATTCCTCTTCCCCTCGTGTCGTTAGTCCGCGCCACTCAAACCCGCCAGCATGCTCTGCTGCGTCGCTTCGTGTGTCGCAGTACTCCGCTGCATCCTCTGGCGTCTGAGCCGATCGGCCCCAGTATTCGCCAGACCAGCAGCTAAACCATCTCGTCAGCCTGCCAGTCGCCTTTGTGCGGACTTCGTACACGCCGTGATGGACGGGCTTAATGCTTCTCGCAAACCATGCACTGTAGTTCTCCATTGCATCCCCCTGGTGCGCCGCCAGCGCTTGCCGGCGACGCGGTGCGGTTTAGGTTTTTAGAACGGGATCGAATCGTCCATGTCGTCGAAGCCGCCGCCTTCCATCGGATGCGATGATCCGGCCGACGCGCCGCGCGAGACAGCCTTCTTCAGCGGACGGTCGCGGAGTGCGGCGACGAGTAGCGGAAGCTTTGCCGGAACTGTTTTGCGGTCGAGGATCTCGGCGGCCGTCAGTTCGGTGTCCGCTTGGAACACGGCATTCAAGCGCACGCTCCATCCGGTTTCGCCGGTCTCGACGCCGTTTTGCTTCTTGGCGTATTCCTCCATCGCAAAGAGGACGCCGATCGGCTTGTTGAGCAGTTCAGGAAACTGCGTAAGCATCTTGTTGACGTTGGCGCCTTGCTCGCGATCCCATACCATCGATGCGGCTTGAGCTGGCTTGATGTCCTTGATGCCGAGGCAGGTCATGATCGCCATCAGCGTGCCGTAGTCGCCGAGTTTCTCGCCGTCTTTCTTGATGGTGTAGATCGAGAAGTTCGACTTTTGGCCGTCGAATGTTTCGAACGTGAAGGCGATGCCGCGCGTGCCGCTCGCAGCGGTGATGTCCTCGGCGCGCGTGAACTTGCCGACGTACTTGCCTTTCTCGTCGATGAAGCTGGTTCGCTGCTCGGCCTTGCGTGCGGCTTGTGCGGATTCGTTGTTGAGTGCGTACATGTGCGTTCCTTTGGTTCGCGGGGTTAGGCCGTAGCCGGTTGGGTAATGCCGTAAAAGTCGGTGATTGCTGCGTCGACTGCCGCAATGTCGTTGTCGATGTGGTGTTCGGCAAACATGTCGATCGGCGACTTGCAGGTGTCGGAGCCGTTGTTTTGCGTGCTGAAGATGTGTCGGCCATTGATGAGCGCAGCACGAAGGACGATCGTGAAAAGTGATTCGACCGGGCATTTTTCGTCGAGCATCTTGCCGATCGTGCGAGCCCGGATATGCCCGAGCTCGTCAGTCGATACGTGGCCTAGGAAATACACGCGAACGTCATCCGGCAGAACAGAGGCGGACATCATCACGTCCCACGCGCTCTTGCCGATCTCGCTGAACTTCTGGAAACCAGTCTCTGAGCTGCGGCGCATGAATTCGTTGGTCATCATCAGATTCCAGTCATCGAACAAGATGACCTTGCGCTGCGTCTTGCTCATCAACGCGATGATCTGATCCGCCTTGTCGGTGACGAAGATGTTTCCAGACGGGTTTTCTTTCGTGCGATACGACCAGCCTTTAGCCCGGAAGGGCAGGGGCTTCTTAATCGCTTGAATCAAAAGGGTCTGCGCCGGGTCGAGATTGCGCATGGAAGTGCTCTTGCCGGTTCCGCTCTCGCCCAAAATCAAGGTTGCTACGCTCATTTGTTTCTCCGGTTCGCTCTTGCTCGAAAATTTGCTGTTCGTCTTGTTGCTGCTGCTGCCACCACTCGGCGCCATCGCTCATCACGTCACCACGCTTGCAACGATCACAACCAGCGCCGCCAGAGCCGCAAACAGCAACGCTGTCCGGCCCGGAAACTCCAACAGCGCGAGGTCGATCCTGTCCGAAAGCGACGGACGGATATGCTTCACGTCCATGTTCTTCGGAAATTGCTGAAACGATACTTTTACAGTGTCGCTTGCGGGCAAAATTTTTCCCGCAACGTCTGACGGTTGCAGGGAAAAGCCAGATGCGAGGCGTAATAAGCCGTTGTGTACGTGGTGCTGGAGCTTCATGGTTGGTCCTTTCCTTGGTTGTTGTTGTGTTTGCTGCGTTGATGTAACGATACTAAAAGAGCGACGTTAAAGCAAGCGGAAAAAGATACGTTTCTGCGCGTGAGTTCACATTGTTTCGGATTGCGCACGCGCGAGCTGCAGCAGGCGAGGGTCGGCGTGCGTCAGAACGTCGAGTAGCAGGCGCTTTTCTTCGAGATACGTCACGGCGAACTTTGGATCGTGCTTGACGATGCTCGACGTGTTGCTGATGAGGTCGGCGCATTTGATCGTCTGGACCCAGCCTGGCGCCGCCGCCAGTCGGGCGCGTGATGCCGCTTTTCGTTCGGCCCTGTTGCCTGTCTCAAGATCCGATAGCAGCATGACACCGCGGACGATCAGTGGGCTGAATTGCGCGAGTAGATCGGCCTCTGTCGCCGCAGTGTCTTCGATCGTGTCGTGCATCCAGGAAACGGCGATCATGGTTTCGTTCTGCGAGACGGTCGCAACGATGCCGGCGACTTCGGCGATGTGATCGACATACGGGTTCGCCGTGTACTTTCGAACCTGTGTCTTGTGCGCTTCACGCGCGAACATCATGGCGCGGTATGCGATGCTCATGCTGTCTCCTTCCTCATTGCGTAGTTGTTGCGCCATGCCTCGGCGTCTTCCGGCTTGCCAAGCACATTCTCGGCGCGGCGTCGTGCGCACATCGACGAGCACTGGCGCAAGGTGATCGCGACGGCTCCGTTCTTCAGCGCGAGCTCGCGTTTGTTCTGCGCAATGTCGAAGTGCTCGCCGTGCGTGCCGGCCTTCTGAAGCCATTTCACCTGTACGCCGATCGTTGCCGCCATCGCCAGCAGCTCGTCGGTCGTGTCGGCGATCATGTGCGACATTTTCATGCGGCCGTACTGTCCCATCGGATACAGATACATGTCATCGACGTAGACTGTCATGTCACCTCCCGAGCGCGTGAAAGATCGCACTGACAGTCGTTTTGATGAATTCGTTCGCGGCTAACGCATACATGCATGCGGCGAATACGTCACGCTTGGTCATTTCGCCTCCAGTGCCATCGCCGCGTCGATTGCTTCTCGAGCAGAATCGTAGAACTCGCCTTCACCGGAAATGACGCCTTGGTCGCCGTGAAGCTGGCACGTCTCGCCATACCACTGCACGACTGCTGAGCGGCGGACCATGAAGTCGAGGCGGGCGCTTTCTGCCTGATCGCGCGCATGGCTTGCTACGAGCTGCGCGAAGTAGTGCATCAGGGCGCCGTCCGGTGCTTCGGCCCATGCTTGTTGATAGAGGGCGCGCGTTTGTTCGGTTGTTATCATTTCGGCTCCTTCGACCGCTTCGCCCATGCGCGCACGACCGGATGATGATTGCCCATCGCCGGTTCCTGATTCGACACGCGCTCGATCGTCACGATGACGCCCTTGGCTTCCCACTTTCGCGCAAGCGCCATCGCCTCCGCGACCGCATCCGATTGCTTGACGGGCCTATCCGCTTCTACCGCTTCCAGCATGCGCCACAGCGTCAGCACCTTTGCGTAGCGTTGCGCGAACGGCAGATCCAAGATGCGCTGCTGACACGCCTCGATTTCGTACTCGCGCATATGCGAGCCGTGCAGCACTTCGAGCGGGCACAGTTCGTTGAGCGAGTCGTCAGCCGTGACGAGGAATTGATAGCTGAATCGCGTTTGTATGTCGCGCCACTTGATGTCGTGCTCGGTCATGCTGGCTCCTTCTCGCCGATCAGCTTGTCGCGCCATCCCTCCAGCACCTTCTCAACCTCCTGCATCGTGCGGAAATCCGGATCGCCATTGCCGCAGCAGACGTAGCCATGATCGTCCGCAGGATGGCCGCAGCACGCCATGCCGACCGGCTCAGAGATCGTCAGCAGCGTGTCTTCGATCGTCTTCAGTTCTGCTTTGCGCATGATGGCGCGAGCAAAGCGCATCACGGTCACGTATCGCGCTTCGGGATTCAGCGTGAGGTCTGAGCCGTCGTCCTTGCTGACGAACAAGCCTGCCTCGAGAGCGGCCCGATGAATCGCATCGTCGACTTCCTTGGTCATAGCTTCCTCAGATCCTTTTTCGTTTGGTCGTATAAGAACCCGATCGCAAGCCCGAGCGCGAATGTGCCGAGCAGGTATGCGATCAGGATGGAGAGCGTGTCGGGTGTCATGCCGTGAGTTCGACGAGCGCCCAATCGTTGATGTTCAGCCAGTTAAGCGCCGTCACGTCGTCAACGCCATAGTGCTTCGCGATGACGCCGATCATTTCGGACGGTGCTGGGCCGCCCAACAGGAATTCATAGCGCCGGCGGCGATTTTCCTCTGCGACCTTTGCCTCTTGCTCCGCACGGATACGGTCTGCTTCTGCGCGCGCTGCGGCTTCTTCGGCTTGTCGCTTCGCTTCGGCTTCTTCTTCCTGACGGCTCCGCTCTGCCGCGATCTCGGCTTGCTGGCGGGCTATCTCCGCACGCTCAGCCGCCATCTTTGCCTCATGCGCTTCGCGTTCTGCGCGCATCGCTTCATCTGCACGTCGCTGCGCCTCGCGTCGATCGGCTTCTTCCTGCTCGCGGATCTCACGCGCCCGGCGCTCTTCTTCGGCGCGCGCTGCCGCCGCCTGACGCTCACGCTCTTCCTGCTCCGCACGAAGGCGCACCAGTTCCTCGCGCTCACGGGCCAGTTGCGCTTCATGCTCGACCTTCTGGACGGCCGCCGCGTGCATCTCCTTCAGCTTTGCGACAACTTCGACCTGTGCGGCTCGCGCAGCGTCGGCGAACTCTTCGAACACTTCCGCCGTCACGACAAACTCTTCGATGTCGGCGATCGCGTTCTCAAGACGATCCGGCGCGGAGTTCATCAGATCGACCGGCGTCGTGCGCAAGTCGTTGATGCGGTCACGAATAGCGGCGATGCGATTCGCCTCGGCTTGCTCCTTGGCGACGCGCTCGGCCTCGCGGTCTGCATCCCACTTGTCGCGCAGGCAACGCAGGCGGATCTCTTCCGGCTCGATGATAGCGACGAGTCGATCTTCTTCTGCGATCACAGCCTTCGAGAACTTTGTCGCGTCGTCGCGCGCTTCCTTACCGACGCCTCGAATGGCGGTGCGGCGGTTCTTCAGCGTCATGTATGCGCTGTGGCATTGCGTGCGGCCGTCAGCATTCTTGATCTCGATGATGGCAGCGGAGTTCTTCACCATCTCCGCGAGCACCGCTTCGTTCTCTGCTGAGCCAAGCGCTTTCGCCGCGCGCTGGATGACGGTCAATTCCGTGCTCATTCCTTTCCTCCCGTTGGTGTGATGCCGCAATAGATGCAAAGATACTATTACGGCATCGTTTTAGCAAGCAGAAAGTGCGCTATTTGTTGACGCCTCTCGCGCAACCCATGCGCGCCTTTCAAAGGCTGGCCGCAGCTTCTCATACGTGCTGTCGCGTAAGTCCCCGATCGCGTGCATGATCTTCGCCGCAACACGCGAGGCCGTCATCGGGCTAACGCCGCATTCGAGCGCGATGCGTGCCTGGCTCAACTCCTGTCGCTTGCTGTCGATGAACTCGCGCATGAGCAGCAGGGAGACGAGATGACGATTGGAGTGCATGCCTGCGCACATGTGCATGAGCCGTTCGATGCCAGCAGCTCGCTCGCCGTTCTCACCGCCGAACGTTGCGTTAAGCATGGCGCGCTGATCGAGCGACAGGTGACTGGCGATCACTTCGAGGATGAAAGACGCCTGCGCTTTCTTCTCGTGCGTGGAGAGCATGATCGTGCCGCCTTCCTTGCCCGTGTATTCCTTGATTTCGCCGATCTTGACGCCTAATTTCGCGCGCCACGAATATGCGAAAGAGAGACACGCTTCCATGTTTCTAAACATGCAAACTGGTTGCATCGCTTCGTCATTGGTCGAAGCTGAGCGCAGAGTGCGTCGCCCAAAAATTGGATTTTCCCCACCGACCACACACAATGGTTGCACGATGACGCCTCTCTTCTTATCAAAATTTCGAGTGGATCGCCGAACTCGCTGGCCCGCAGGTTCGGCGTTTCTAAGGGTGCGTGCTTCGTTGGTTGCTTCATTTCGGCGCGTCTGGAAGCGGCATCCAGTGCGTTACAGGCGGGAAGTCGAAAGCAAAATGATTTCCGATGATTTTCACGTTCGGATGCCACTCTGCTACTTGGATGGGCGACCGCTTCTCGTCCGGCATGTAGACCAAGAATTGTCCTTCCTTGGGGGCCGTCTCAATCGGTTTCCAATCGCTCACACTTCCTCCTTTCTCTCGATCTTCGGCGGCATCCATGCGCGCGCCAGGGTTGACCAGAAAAGCCAGCAAGCGAGGGCGGGGCTCATGCTGCGCGCTCCGTCAGGCCGCGCCATTCGACGCTGACGAAATCGCCGCCGGAAAACGGAGCGTTGCCATATGCTCGATCGACTGTTGTTCCCGTCGCGCGCCAAGTGATGCCGTCCCAATATTGGAACCACTCATCCTTGTCATCGAGCCACTTTTCGTAATCGGTTCGCGTCTGGTAGACGCCCGCGCGAACAGGAGTTACATCGGCAGGGAACCATTCTGTGACTTTGGTCATTCCGCCTCCTTCGCCAGGCCGCGCCATGAATCGTTCTGATGAAATGACGGCATGTCGGACCATTCGCGGGCCATCTCAGGATCTTGGGCTGCATAGCCCCAGGACTGGCCGTTCCAGAACTGGAAAAACTGGATGCCGTGCATCGGCGCTGTTTCATACACGCCAACATGAACCGGCTTCACATCGCCCGGAAACCATTTCGTCATCTTCATGCCGCACTCCGCAGCGCAGGTTGATCGAGCAGACGCGCACGGCAAGCAGCCTGCATAGCAGCGAGTGCTTCAGCCGCGCCGAACGTTGCTACCGGCTCAGCACCGGCAATGCGCCATGTGGCCTTGAGTCGCGATCGGCCGCCACCGTTGCGCGTCACTTGATCGTCGTTCCAGAGTCGGTCTAGCAGCACGCAGACGACGTTCACATGCGATCCGATGTGCGCCGCGATTTCGTCGGGCTTGGCGCCAGCAGGATTGGCTTCGAGATAGGAGAGGATGGCTTTGGCGCTCATGCAAAAACCTTCTCGTTGCATTCGGCTGCGATCACGAGAGCGAAGATCGCCCAGTATTTCCAGTCGGTGATGTCCAAGCCGACTGATTTGAGGAGGATGCTGATCGCCACGTAGATCGCGACGCCGATGATGAACTTTGTCATTTCGCCTCCTTCGCGGAGGCGAGCGCCTGTTCTGGCGTCAGGTGATTGGCGGCGAAGTCGGTGGGAGATTCGGCCGATGCGCTGGCGATTCCCGCAGCGGCGTGACGGGCGTCGCGATGCCCTTGCGCGTAGGCGATGCGCTCGTTGATGCCGAATTCCTTCGGCGCCACGCATCGCAGGTTCATGATTTGGCGATGGAGGTCGCTCATGCCGGCTCCTTGTCGCCAGCGCACCAAACACGAACGCCGCCCGGAACTAAGCGAACGATGAACTGCTTACGGTGGCGCAAGCCGAACGAGTGAGCCGCGCGACGGATCACCGCAATGCGCTCTTCCGCACCTTCCACGATGAAAGATTCGCCGTTCGACATCTTGGCGAAAGGGTAGGACGACTGCCGACCGCGCTTGCGGCCCTCGGGAATCGGAATGTCTTTTTCGATCTTGAACACTGTATGGCTCCTCGTTTGGCCGATTATTCCGTGACGGCTTTATGGGTTAAGATGCCACTTCGGCACACATTTACATCGCCGTTTTGGCTTTTCTGCAACGAATGGCCAAATTTTTTGGCCCCAAACGCAGAAAGAAAGAAACATATCTAATGCGGTACGCGATGCTTAAATAGTATCGTATGTCGGCAAAAAAAGCACGCGATTTTTCAGTCGAATCCCCTATTTTTTGGCCTCGATTCGCCTCTCGATCCGAACGACTGGCCGTGCGCCAAGTCCTCAAATCGCGTCTGTTCGCCGATGAACGCAGTGCCGACGATTCCGGTTTCACCTTGACGCTGCTTCGCGCAGATGACTTCGCAGACGCCACGATCCATCGTGTCGGGGTTGTATTGCTCGTCGCGGTACAGGAACAGAACCGTGTCTGCGTCGGCTTCGATGTCGCCGGAGTCCTTCAGATCCGACAGCATCGGGCGCTTGTTCGGGCGCTGCTCGACGTTGCGCGAGAGCTGCGACAAAAGCACGACAGGGATGCTGAGCTCTTTCGCGAGGTTCTTCAGCCCCTTGGTGATCGCGCCGATTTGTAGGTCACGCCGCTCCTCGTCTGCGGTGGCCATCAATCCCAAATAGTCGACAACAAGCATGGATAAGCCATATTTGCGTTTCGCAGTTCGCGCCTTGTTACGCACTTCGAGCAGGGTCAGGCTCGGTTGGTCGTCGAGATACAGTTCGAGATTGGCAATGCGTTGTGTCGCCACAGTCACGCGCGACCATTCGTCGTTGCTCATGGCGGCCGGGTTGCGCAGTGTCGCCATAGAGATCCGGCCCTGCGACGACACAAGTCGCTGATTGAGCTGGAGGTTCGTCATCTCCATAGACAGAAATAGAACCGGCTTAGTCTCAGCAACGTTCGCCGAAACCGTCAGCGAAAACGCGGTTTTCCCCATCGAGGGGCGGGCGGCAACGACGACCAGATCGCCCGCATAGAAGCCGCCGCCGAGCTTGCGATCGAGATCCGTCAGGCCGGTGGAGACGGGCTTAATCAAGCCTTCCGCCTGCTTCTCCATGTGCGTTATGTAGTCGACCAATGCTTGCGCAGCCTTGACCGGCTCCGACTTCACGACAGACTCGCCAAGCTTCTCCAGCTTCGACGACGCGCGATCGATCAGCACTGCAGCGCTATCCGGCGTGGTGCCGACCGAATCCTGAATCTCGTGCGACAGGGCCAGCAATCCGCGCTTCTGAGCACGGTCCCGCACGATGTCGGCATAGCGCGTGATGTTCGATGCGCTCGGCGTGCTGTGCGCCAGGTCGTTGAGATACGGCAGCCCGCCGACGTCTTGCGCGCGGCCTTTCGCTTGCAGGCGCTCGAACACGGTCATGACGTCCGCGCCAGTGCCGGCAGAGATCAGCGAGACGATCTCGACGAAGATGGCGCGATGGTCACCGCGGAAGAAGTGCTCAGCGCGCAGATCGCCGATGCGGTCGATGGCGTCGTTGTCGAGCAGAAGGGCGCCGAGAACGGATTGTTCCGCTTCTACGGCTTGCGGGACGGACCGCTGAAGGTCGTTGGCGCTCATTTTTGCTCCTTGGCGATGACCGCGTTGTGCGCATCGACGATCGCCCTGACGGCATCGCTCATGCTCTCGTCGCCGCCGATATACGCGACGACATCACGCCCCTGTAGGATCGACCAGCCGCGCTCGGGGTCAGAGCCGTACCAGCGTTCGCGCCATTCCTGAGCCGTGTGTGCAATGAAATGATCGTGACCGCCGTTCTCCGGTTGGCACGCGCATGCTCGGCGCGGAGTATTGGCGCAACTCACGCCAGCGCTGAGCAGCGCAGGTGAACAATGAACCCACTGGCCCGCCGCCTCTTGCTTGTCGCTCGCGGAGGATGCGAGAAGAGCGCGGCGATTCCATGCGGCGATCGCTTCAGCTTCCTTGTCCGCAGCGAAGCAAAGGAACAAGCCGGTGTTGTCGCACCCGGTTTCCTTGCCGCACGAGATGCCGACGATCTCGCCGGCACGCTTGAGAGTAGGCTTCGCGCCGCAGAACGGGCACGGCTTCAGATCGTCTTTCATGCTACCTCCCGGTGATATTTGTTTTCGATGCACTTCGTGAAACTCTTCGGCGCAAATAGAAAATCAATGTCTGCAATGAACTGGGGCTTACCCGGCTGCGGTTTTGCCTTGCCCGTCAGGAAGTCAGACTCAGCACAGATAGCGAAGAACCGCCTCCAAGCCGCCAGACCTTCGGACACCGTGCTGTAGCCAAAAGGCTTGCATTCCAGACGGGCTGCTTCTTTCCAGCGAGCGGATATTGACTTACGACGATCGTCATTCAGAACCTTCACGCGCGGGTTGTTCGGCAACTCGTCGTGATATGCCTGCACGATTTGAGCGATAGGGCAGACAAGAGGCGAAGCTGACTGGACGGGAGCAGCGCGCGTAGCGCGATCCTCAGTCGTTACTTGTCTTTTCAGTTCTTTCTTAGAATCAGTTATTACTTGTGTCGGATTAGGCGGCGACGGATCAACCGTCGACGGCTCATCCGGAGACGGTGCGACCGTCGACGGTTTATCCTGCGATGGCTTCGATTCTTCGGAAACGATGTAGTCGTACCCTGCGAAACTGCCGTCAGGATTGTGTTTCGGCTTGTCGCTGCGGGTGATGTACCCGGCCTGCATCAGCTCTGCGAGAATCGCCTTAACGCCATCGCGCTTCGTGTGGCCGCCAGCGCCGCGCAGGCTTCCTTCGGTTTCGTTGACGAGCGCAGCAACCGACACTTCCCAGTGATCGGGCTTACTCAGGAGAAAAATCAGCAGTCCACGAGCGGACCACGATAAGTGCTTGTCGCCGCTGATGGTGTTGCTGACGCGGTAGTAACCAGATTCGGGGCGCGCCCCTCGGATAATGCTCATTGTTTTCCTCGTATGGCCTTCTTCAGCGATTCGCAGAGCTGGTGAACCTGAGCCCGCTTCGCCTCCTTGGTTTTGAGCTTCTTGACGTTCTTCGCCATCGCCATCTGGCGAGCTTTCGTTTCGCGATCGGCGGTCACGGTTTCTCCCCAGTTGAAACGATGCCGAAATAGTAGCGTATGCCGTAAAAGATGTCTATCTCGCCGTGCGTTAACTGGGCTAAGTGCAAGAAAACACTAGAAATATGCTTCTTTTGCGGTTGCTTTTCGCTGCAAAAAGCCGGAACATACACAAAACGATGCCTAGTCGCAGGGGCGACGCACGCGGCTAGAAGAAAGATCGCGTGACGCAGCACACGTCAAAGACAAAACCTTTCGAAGATTGAGGATCTAAAGAATGAGCATTGAGACCGTTGACCAGGTACGGCGGAGAAACCTGAAGTTCCTGCTCGAGCAGTTCAAGGATGAGGTTCGATCGCAGTATCCCGAGCATCCAGAGCGCGGGATGATGAAGATGTTCGCTGAACGCCTTGGGATAAGCGTCATCAACTTTCGCCAGATCATGAGCGGTCACAAGTTGGCCGGCCCGAACCTGCGCGACAGGGTAGAAGAGGCACTCAAGCTACCGAGCGGATGGCTTGATACCGATCATTCAGCCGAGTTCATGGCAAAGGATGACGCCGCCAAGAAATTCAACGAAACGGTGATGGCGCTGTACGCCCAGTATCCGGAAGCGTCGCGCGATACGCTGCTGGAAGTCATGACGGCACTTATTACCGGGAAGCCGCTAGAGAGCTTGGTGCATAGCGAGCCGAAGAAGCGACCGGCCGTTCATAAATGACTGATTTGATTCGGTTGACAGGAAGTAGACAAAACATGTCCCTTTTAGTGTGAACAAAGTAAATATTCCCGCGCAAACGACTTTTATGCAACAAAGTTAAACATAAAAAACTTGCTTCGCCATATGATAGGGATTATTGTATTGGAACTGTTTCACCACAAACGATCCCGCAATAGATAGCGAAGGCAGGTAACCAATGATTGTCCAAGAACAAGTGATGTCGATCGCATCGTCGAACCAGCCTGCCGCTACGGAGGGGGGCTTATCGACATCGTTTTCGGCTGTCGAGCTAGTCAATGCGGTGACGAGTGCGATCCCGGCAGATCGTCATGCGGAGGTGCTGGCGATTCTGTTGGATCGCTGCGCGCGAAACGATGCCAAAAAAGTTGCAGAAAGTGCTTGACGCATCCGTTACGGTTTTGTATGATTTAGCCATCATGTCGTTTTTGCGTCAAGTCCTCGTGTTGTAGGTCTTTCCTCGGTTCGCAAGGGCCGTTAGCCGCTCGCTTTCGAGATTGAGTGGCGTTTTTTACACAGCAGCCGTCGCCTGAGAAATCACGCGGCGGCTTTTGCATTCTGGTTTCGCCTGCCGGCTCCCCACCGGCCGACTTGCTCCCGTAAGGAGCACTCTCACGCATGGCGATTGTCCACCGGTTCGCCGGAGCGAATTGGCCCCGTAAGGGTCGTCATTCGCCAGTCGTGAGGGTCAAGCGCAGCTCCGCGGGCGATCCTCGCGCGCTGCGTCGGGTTGGGATTACCTGGCCGCTCTCTACTTGGCTCGCTGTGAAGCGCCCCGACAAAACTGCAGAACCACCGCGGACGATAAATCCCGCGACCCTGCGACTCGCTGGCGGACGAGTGATAAACGACGTCGCTACCGCGCCTTTATTTATGGGCTTGGCAAGCCGCGGTGCAGAATGATAGGCCTACGCACGGGCGCGATATGCCATCGCGTCGCCGGACACGTAACCGGTGCAGTATCACCAAACAAAAAAGCCAGCTCGTCGGCTGGCTTCGTCTCGTAGCGGATCGGCCTATAACCTGAGCACCGGATTGCGTTGCGGGACCATGCTTTTACCTCAGTGGCTGCTAGACATCGCGTTCTCAGCCATATCGCGCGAATCCCGCGCGATTTCTACCTCGACTAGCTCGCGCACGAGTGCAGCTAGTTTTGCGTCATCGTGATACGCGGCCCTGATGCGCGCTGCGTCTTTTCCGATGACTGAGTGAAAGCCGGCAACGAGATCATCGTCGGCAAGGTTCTTGATGCGCTCGTCTGCCATGCGCTCGGCTTCTTCAAGCATTGCGTCGTGTTCATCCTGCTCGCCGTAATGTGCCGCTAATAATCGATTGGCGTATGCGTCTGCTGCGGATTCGATTGCTCTCATGATTTTTCTCCGTATGCGATACAAGCCTATGACTGGCCGGTGTTGGTGGTGCTGCCGTCGCTTGGCTGACGGCGAGCGCTGCTGCGATCCTGACGAAAAGGCGAATCTGGTTAGGCGTTCTCAAGCACGGTGACCGGCGTTCGCTTCAGTGCGATTTCGATGCCGATGATCGAGACCGTGCAAGCTGCGCGAGCCGATCCGCGAACGGCCGGATCTGAGTCGCAAAGTGCTTCGCGCGCTTCCTTGAGTGCGTCAAGTGCCTTGGTGATGTTGTCGAGCGTGATAGTCATGGTCTGCCTCGCGTTGTTTGATTAGTAGCCGAGCAGGTCGCGCGCTGCGGAGAGCGTCGCCGGGATCGTGTCGTACACGTAGAACGCGCGGCCGTTCTGGCAAGCAACGCTGCGCACTTCAAGGTTCGCTCCGAAGTCGCGCGTAACGAGTGCGTCGTGCGATTCGATCCAGTTGATCAGCTTGGTGTTGTCGATGCGCACTTCCGGTTGGGCCGGGAACACTTCAATGACGCTGACGACTTCGAGCATGATTTCGCCGACCGTCGAGAGTTCGTTAGCGGCGTTGAACGTTGCGTGACGAGCCGTTTCGCCGACATAGGCGACGACGAAGGTGCTTCCGTTTTCGCGCTTGAAGGTGATTTCGAACTTGCTCATGTCTGCTCTCCGGTAGGTTTCGCGCTGTTCGTTCAGCGCATAGGTGAAACGATACTTTAATAGATGCGTTGACGCAAGCGTATTTGTGCATCTAAGTGAGATCGTGGATACGTGTAGAGGCGAAACGCGTATTGGTACGATCAGAAACGCATCTTTAACAGTAGCTTTTGCAAAGGGGATTGCAATGCTTCCGTGGCTGATTGGTGGTGGTATCACGCTGATTGCGCTTGCTGCGATCTACGCGTGTGCGGCGCTCGATTCGCTCGATGAGAGCTTCGATGAAGACTGGACGCCGACGCCTGAAGATTTGCGGGCATCGCGAGAGCGTGAGAAGTCGCAACTAATCGTCACCGCCATGAAACGCGATCGGGATGCGGCATTCGCCGCATGGGCCGGGACGCCGTTCGGCGAGGTGCCGCGCATTCCTCCGAAGGAGGGCGCATGAAGCTGCTCACCTGGTTCGCATGCTGGCCGCTGCTTGGCTTGCTTGGTGTGTGCGCATTCACTGCTGACGCGCTCGGAGATGCCTGCGAAGGGCTTGATTCTGTTCTGACGAGCATGCAGGACTACATCGACGAATGACGTTCGCGCAAGCCTTAGAAATCGCTCGCCGCGTGATGGAAGAACACGGCGGCATCGAAATGACGATCGTCGATATGCGACCGCGCATGACGGCGATCAACCCCGACAACCACGAGCAAATCGCCTGCGCTGACGCATACAACCTGCTGAGCGCGGCGGCAACGCTTCGCTGAGAGGATGCGCATGAACTTCGGCCATCTCGGTCACCCTGACAGAAATTGGCCGGAAGACTTCGCGCATGAGAACGGCCAATACGTCAATCGCTGCATCGGCTGCCTGTTCAACTTCGTTGGCCATAAGCGCAGGCTGATGTGCCGTGCGTGTCGAGAGGGGAAAGAATCGTACGGCGTAACGCTCTTGCTGCCGAAAGACCAATCTGGAGGTGGTGAGTGACGATTGACGCAAAGCTCCGCGAGTTCGCAACGGACCGGCAAATCGAATTCATTGATGCCATCGAGCAGTACGGCTCGGAGCGCAAGGCTGCTGCCGCGCTGGAGGTGAGCCACGGCACGATCAGCAATGCTATTGCGTCGCTGAGAAAGCGGGCCGCTCGCTCTGGCTACAGCCCCGAGCACGACATGCGCCGCACGGTGCCGGATGGATACCTCGTCAAGGGCGTTTCGACGTACTACGACAAGGACGGCGCGCCGCGTGGCCAGTGGGTGAAAAGCGCCGTCGACAATGAGCGCCAGGCGGCGATTCTGCGTGAGGCATTCGAAGCGATGGCGAAGGAACTGCCGCGCGTTGAGCCGATCGCATCGCCGGAAGAGACGAAGCCGGATCTGTGCAACGTCTACACGCTGACCGACTGCCACCTTGGCATGTTGGCAAGCGCGAAAGAGACGCTAGACGCCAATTGGGACATCAAGATTGCAGAGCGCACGCTGGTTTCTGCGTTCCTGCATATGGTGAATTCTGCGCCGGCCGCAAAGACTGGCCTGATCGCGCAGCTCGGCGACTTCCTGCATAGCGACGGCATGCTGCCGGTAACGCCGACGCACGGTCACATTCTCGACCAAGACGGGCGATTCTCGAAGATCGTTGGCGCCGCGATTCGCGTTCTGCGCCGCATCGTTGATTTCGCGCTGGAGAAACACGAGCAAGTCGTCGTGCTGATGGCGGAAGGCAATCACGATCTCGCCTCGAGCATCTGGCTTCGCGCGATGTTCAAGGCGCTGTATGAGAACGAGCCGCGCGTGACGGTGATCGATTCGGAGTTTCCGTACTACGTCCACCAGCACGGCGAGACGCTGGTCGCGTTCCATCACGGACACATGAAGAAGAACGA